GACGTGCTCGCGGGCGCGGGCAACATCGCGCCTACGGGATCCGCGGCAGCGACCCACACGCCCTACGTGCTCGCGGGCGCGGGCAACATCGCGCCCACCGGCGCCGGCGTCGCCTATGAGCTCGCGGCCGCGGGCGCGGGCAACATCGCGCCTACGGGATCCGCGGCAGCGACCCACACGCCCTACGTGCTCGCGGGCGCGGGCAACATCGCGCCCACCGGGGCCGGCGTCGCTTACGAGCTCGCGGCCGCGGGCGCGGGAGACCTTACCCCGTTCATCTCCGGCGCGGGTTCTGTCCAGGTCCCGATCCATGCCACGGGCGCGGGCGACGTCACGCCCACCGGCGCCGGCGTCGTCGAGGTCGCGGTCCCGATCACCATGGCCGGCGCGGGCGATGTCACGCCCAGGATCAGCGGCGCAGGCGCAGCGGGATCAGGCGTAGCGCTCGCGGGCGCCGGCACGATCGCCCCGACGGGCACAGGAGCCGCGGATTTCTCCTCGGCGGTATCCATGGCAGGGGCGGGCACGATCGCCCCCACCGGGGCCGGCACGGCCACCCACGCGGCCACCGTGCTCGCGGGCGCCGGTACGATCGACCCGACCGGCTCGGGCTCGGTGCAGTACGACGTCGGCGCCATCACGGGCGCCGGCCTGATCTCGCTCGCCGGGTCGAGCGGAAACGTGATCCTCGGCGATTTCGCGGGGCTCGCGGGCGCGGGCCTGATCCGCGTCACCCCGTTCCGGGCACGCGTCTCGAAGTATCGTCGGCCGCGGGTCGCGGCGGCGGGCTATGGTAGACTGACCATCACCGGCACGGGCACCGACGCCACCCCCTCGGCCACTACGGCCGGCGGCGGGTTCGTCGTGGTCCGCGGCCATGGGCGCGCATCGCGCGCGCGGAGCACGGCATGATTCTCGACGTGGGCTCGGTCAAAGACTTCCTCGGCATCGTGGGCATCGGCGACGACGCGCGAGTGCAGGCCGCGGCCGGCCACGCCGAGGGCATGGCGGCGCGCTACTGCGGACGCCAGCAATTCGAGTCCACGTGGTTCGTCAAAACCTTCAACCTCGACAACTACCGCACCCGCGTGATCGTTCCCGTGCGTCCGATCGTCGCGCCGGTCAACGTCACCTTCAGCGACGAGGGCTTCGCGTTCATGGACGCCGACGTCACCACGGGGACGCCGGGCTCGATCACGTTTGTGGATCATGGCCTCGGCACCGGCGACGGCCCGTTCCGTTTCATGTCGACGACCGGCCCGAACCTGCCAACGCCGATCAACACCGCCACCGACTATTGGGTGATCGCCGTGGACGCAAACACCATCCGGCTCGCGCTCTCGGAGGCCGACGCCACGGCGGGCACGGCCATCTCGATCACGTCCACCAACGGCGGGTTCCACCGAATCATCGGCCCGTTCCTCGACCGCTCCGACGTGGTGGTCGAGGCGCTCTCGGGCATCGTCTCGCTCCGCGGCGGGGTCCAATGGCCGCGCGCCATGGTCACGCTCGTGTGGCGGGCCGGGCTCTGCGAGAACGGAGACGACGCCCCCGACGACCTCTTCGGCGCGCTCGTCGAGCAAGCGGCGTACCGCTACCTCCAAGCCGGCACCTCCGGGCGGCTCGGCGAGTCCGGGCAGGAGAAGCCGAGCGGCGTGCGGTCCACCTACGTCACGACCGATTGGGCGCCGGGCATCCTCGCGGTGCTCGACTCCTACCGACTGCGAAATCTGTAGTGGCAGCGGGCGGGCTCGGCCTCACGGCCTCGATCGAATTCGACGCGGCGTTCGTCAAGGCGTTCGACGCGTTGACCCACCCGCAGCGTGCGTTTACACGCGGGCTTCGCGCGATCGGTCGCACGGTGCAGGGGCGCGCGCGGGCCAACTACCTCTCGGGGCCGCGGCCAAAGCGGCTCGGCCGGCGCTCGGGCGTGCTCGCGCGCTCGGTGCTCCTCGACGACGGCGGCCTGCCGTACTATGTCGAGGTGGGGACGGCGCTACCATACGGCCCCGTCCACGAATTCGGCGCGCGGATCAAGGCGCGCGGCGTTGGACCCATGATTTACGGCCTCGGCATCAACGGCAAGGCGCCGTTCCGAAGCGCGCGCGAGGTGACGATTCCCGCGCGCCCCTTCCTCGCGCCCGCTCTAGATGATACGATCCCGAAAATGGCCGGCATCATGGGCGTGGAGATCGCGCGCTCGATGGGCCAAGGCTTTGAGGTGAACGCCCCGTGACGAATTGGTCGGCCGACATCACCGCGATCGGCGCGCTCGTGCGCGCGTCGGTCGACGACGTCTCGGGCTTGGGCACGGTGCCGGCCGGCACCGCCGGAGTCGAGCGCGGGTGGCGCGAGCCCGAGCGCATCTCGGTGGACGAGTTGCCCCACGTCTTCATTTTTGACCCCCGCTCGACCGAGGTGGCCATTGACTTCGCACAGGCCGAAATCACGTCCACGTACCGCGTCGAGCTATGGGCCGACGCCGACCAAGCGCTCCTCTCGTCGTGGCGCGACGCCATCGTCGTCAATGTCGCGCTCGACCCGACCCTCGGGGGCTCGGTGGATCGGTTCCGGCTCACGTCTTCGGGCATCCTCGAATCGTTCCCCGGCGCGCGCGACCGGCGCGTCCTCATTCTCGAATTCTCGACGCTGACGGTGGAGGGGTAACATGCCGACGCCCGCAGTATTCGCGGCCACGATCGCCACGGCCATCGGCGTCGAGCTTACGGCGCAGGCCGTGACGTTCGGCCGCATGGCCTCCGACCTGTCGACCGTGAACGAGCCCGTGCCGGAGGGCGAGGCGCGGTTTCAACTCCAAAGCTACACCCTCCCGCAGTCGACCAACCCCGACTCGGAGGCGCTCTACTTCCCCGCGGTGGTCGCGGTGGTTCTGGTACACTACAAGCTCACGACGACCGAGCGGGCGTGGGCCGAGACCGGCCCCATGCAACCGCTCCTTCAGACGTTCACGACCCCCGCGTGGTGGCGGGCATTGGCCGGCGCGCACTTCCTCGACGAGTCCCCGGTGGGCTCGGACGTCAAACGCATCGGCAACGTGGTATCCTTCACCGTGACGGCCACCGTCACCATCGACCCGCCGTAAGGCAAAAGGAAAGCGCAAATGGCCAAACTCACGGAGCAAGTCGCCATCGTCGTCGGCGCGCAGGTGGGGCTCGGCACCATCCTCGCGAGCGTGCAGACGGCAACCATCGTGGCGAACATCGACGACGGTGTGGCGCTCGCGGCCAACGAGGCGCTTGGCGTCCTGTATCGCGCCGACTCGCTCACCCTCGACTTCGCGCGCATCGAGGACGACCCCGAGGTGTTCTCGGGCACGTTCTCGAAGGTGCCCGGCGGGTTTCTCCGCTCCTCGGCCGAGGCGTTCTCGTTCGACGTCACCGTCAAGGGCGGCGGCAAGACCGTCGACGGCACCCCGACCGCGGGCGACTACAACCTGCCCGGCGCCATCGAAACCCTTTTCGCGGGCTTCGGGCTCAACCGCGGCACGCCGACCACGGCGGACACGCCCTACGTTCTCGGCGCGCAGTCCTACCTCACCTTCAAGGTGTGGCGCGGCGCGCAGTCGTGGACCCTTCAAGATTGCATCGTGTCCAACATCGACTTCAAGTTGACGCCGTCCGAGACCGTCGTGGCCACCATCACGGTGCTGCCCGGCGCCATCACGTTCGACGACACGGACACGTTCCCGACGTCGATCGACTACGGGTTCCAAACGACCCTCGCGGCGCCGGTGCTCAAGGCCGCGGGCGCGATCATCGGCCCGACCACGCGCGGGTTCCTCGAAGGCACGCTCTCGCTCGCGCTCGAAGCCGACGAATTCCCCGACTCGAACGCCACCGACGGCGTGGTCTCGGAGTCCGCGGGCCGCACGATCGGATGGGACGGCGACTTTTACGTCGACTCGACCGACGCCGATCAGGATTGGGTCGACATGATCGCCACCTCGTCGTTCCCCGACATGTCGTTCACGCTCGGCGTGCACGTGGTCGGGCCGGCGCAGCAAGCGAACGCCCTCGGGTTCCTCCTCAACAACGTCGACTTCACCTCGGTGAAGTACAAGAAAGCCGCGGGCCGCATCGTTTACACGCTGGCCGGATACGCGACCAACGCAGGCGCCGGCAACGACGAGTTTGTCCTGACGTCGAAGTAGGAGCCGGCGATGGCCGACCCCAAGGTCACAGTCCGCATCGGCGCGAAGGACGAGGCCAGTGCCGTCGTCAAGAAAACGCAACTCACGTTTGCGTCTCTTGGCGCGGAGCTTTCCAAGCGGTTCGTCGTCACCGCTGGCGACGTCGTCAACGCGTTCCGCACCATCACCAGTTTCATCGGCGGGTCGGTGGAGGCGTTCGCCGAGGCCGAGCTTGCGGCGGCCAAGCTCTCGTTCTCGTTGCAGAAGCTCGGCCCCGACGCCGAGCGCGTGTCGCAGGCGCTCCAAGCGCAGGCCGCCGCGTTGCAGTCCACCACGGCGTTCTCCGACGACGCCATCGTCGCCAACCAAGCGCTCCTCGCCACGTTCACGCAGAACGAGGCGCAGCTCAAGGCCGGCACGCAGGCCGCCGTCGACTTCGCGGCGGCGACGGGCACCGACTTGCGAACCGCGTTCCTCCTGATCGGCAAGGCCGCGGCCGGTAACACGGCCGCACTCTCGCGCTACGGCATCGTGATTGACGAGTCGGTCGACGGCACCGACAAGCTCGCGCAGGTGCTCGAAAAGCTCAACGCCCAATTCGGCGGGCAGGCGCAGGCGCAGGCGCTCACGTTCTCGGGCAAAATGGAGCAGCTCAAGAACCAATTCAACGACACGCAGGAGATCATCGGCGGGCTTTTCGTTCGGTTCACCGACTTCATCGGGGTGCTCGGCGGCGGCGGCACGGCGCTCTCGAACGTCAACTTGACACTGAAGGCCGTGGGCGACGCGGCCACCGACACGAGCGGGTTCTTTGCCACGCTGTCCCAAAACGTGCAGCTCTTTGTCACCGACGTGACGCAGGGTTTCGAGGCCGGCGACCGATTCACCGCGAGCTTGCAGGCTCAAGCCGTGGCGTCGCAGGAGGCCGCGGCGGCGGCGGAAGTATTGGCAGCGGCCCGAGCGCAGGCGACGGCCGACGCGGCGGCGGTGGCGGCCGAAGAGAAAAAGGTGGCCGATGCGCTGAAGCTCCTCGGCGTGCAGTCGATCGAGACGGCCGACGCGCTCCGGCTCGGGCTCCTTCAAGCGCTGATCGTCCTGAAGGGCGAGTTGGCCACGGGCAAGATCGCGCCCGAGGCGTATGCGGTGGCGCTCGAAGCGCTACGTGTGAAGCTCGGCGAGCTTGACCCGAGCGTGAAGGCGTTGGCCGATGCGCTGAAACTCCTCGGTGTACAGTCGGCGGTGGAAGTCGAGACGGGTGTGGCCAAGGTCAACGCGGCCCTCGCGCTCGCCAAGGCGGCGTTCGACGTCGGCACCATCTCGGCCACGGCCTACGCGCAGGCGCAACGGAACGCGGCCGAAGCGCTCGTCGCACTCGGCGACAAGGTGGCCACGACCAACGCGCGCATCGCATCGACCGCGGCCGAGGCCATCGCGGCGCAGGAGGAGTTGGCGGCGTCCTTCCGTGACGCGGCCGACGCGGCCGAGGAATTCGGCGACGCGGCCGAGGCGTCGGGTGATCAGGCCTCACAGGCCGCGATCGGGTGGGCGTCGTTCGAGTCCGCGCGCTCGTCCGACTCTCGCACCGACGTGCAGATCGCCGAGGACAACCTCGAGGCTATCCAAATGCTCGGCCCGTTCGCGGCGGTCGGCACGAGCATATCGGCCGAAAGCGGCGCGCGGAGGCGCCTCGCGGCCGCGCGCGCGGCGGAGTCGGCAGGCGCAAATGGCGCAGGTAGCACGGCCCCCTTGGCGTCGTCGTCCACCGGGCGCCTTGGCGGCGGCACACGCTCGCTCAACGGCGCGACGCCGAGGATCCGGTAAATGGCCTATCGACGACCTCGTTTCATGTACGACCATGCGCTTCGCGACGCTGCGGCGGGCTCGGTGACCATCACCACGCCCGACTCGGTCTTCGACGAACATCGACTCTATGATGGCCTGATCCGGCCGGCCCGTTCTTACGAGTGGGGCCAGGCGCTCGCCAATCATGCGGTCGAAGTCGACCTCGGTGCAGGCATCCCGACCTACGACCGTCTGATTATCCCGGCCGGGCACAACCTGACCGGCGCGTCCTACGTGGTCGAGGACGACGACAATTCAGGCTTCACCTCGGCCACATCGCTCGCGTCAAGCTCGTTTCCCGCCGGGACCGCGCTCCTCGACATTCCATTCACGGCCTCGGCGCAACGCTACCTACGCCTTCGAATCACTAGCTCGGGCGACTGGCGTATGTCCGAGGTGTACTTCACCAAGGTGGTCACGACCGATGCGACGATCGGTCGCGGGCCGGATCCCGGGTGGACGGACCAGCCGGTCACCAACGTCAACCTCACACGCATGCGCTCGGGCGAGGGCTACGCGCTCGAGCTCGGGCCGATCCAGCAACATATCGTCTACGAGTTCCATAAGATCACGGCGGCCGATCGCGCCATGTTCGAGGCGCTGCTCGCGGCGACGAGCTCGGGGACCCAGCCGTTCTACCTGGACCGCACCGACGACGCGTTGCCGCCGATCTACGTGCGGCTGGTCGAGCAGATTACGATGGTCCAGGATCGCAAGGACCCCAAGGCGCTCGGCCCAAGCTACACTGTGCGCGTCGCGATGTCCGAAGAGATCGCGTAAAAGGGGACACCGTGCGGTTTCCTGTCGAGTCGCAGCGAGTTCTCACCAAGCGCGGCGCCATGCGCCGGCGCGACCTGTTCGTCCTGACGACGTACTCCGACCGCGACAACGAAACGGTCGGCGCGGTCTACTACTGGAGCGATGCCTCGCGGAAGTACGACCACAACCGTACCGGGGTCGCGCGCTACTTTGAGCCTGTGATTCGGACGCGTTCCGGGCCGGACGCGCAGAACATGAGCCACATTCAGGACTTCGGCGGGGGCCACGCGCAGACGGTCGAGCTCGTGTGCGCAAACCGGCCACTCGATCCATCAGGGAAGTACCTGATCGAGCAGCTTCGCGAGGGGACCATTTTCCGCGCGACAATCGAAGTGGTGGAGGTGATGCTCCGCGGCGACCAGGACGATTCGGACCTCACCAACCTGCCAGGCGACGAGCATGTCGTTGTGTTCCGCGGCGAGTTGAACGGCCCGGTCAAGATCGCCACCGACACGTTTACGTTGCAGTTCATCGTCCCCGAGCCCAAGGTTCCCTGGATCTACGCCGCAGGGCCAACCGTCGACATCGACGACGTGGGTAAGCGATTGCCTGTAGTCTACGGCCGGATGCCGCGCGTGGAGTGTGTCGGCTTGGACGTGGGCGGTGAGTCGACGCTATCGGCCGCACTCGACGCAACGAGTCCTGGCGCCGATGTATTCGTCTCGACGATCGAACGGTTCCAGACTTCGGGCGTCGTGTATGTCGACGGCGAGCGCATCACATTCTCAGGCCGCAACACCACACTCGGAAAGCTCACCGGCACGAACCGCGTGTCACCGAAGGCGCACACGGCCGGCGCACGCGTTCTGGAGATCCGGGACAGCGTTTTTGCTGCGGCCGGGCATCGGGTAGCGGCCATCAATGACGTGTATGTCCGGCGCTCGTCGGGCGACATCATCAAGTTGACCACCGACCACACGAAGAACGCGAATGACACGACGACGTTGCCGGGCGAGACGACTGCCACGATCAAGCTCTCGGCTTCACAATTCGAGGCGCTTGTGCAGCTCCTCGAAACGGATCAGCCGGCCGACGTGACGCAGCAACCTAGCGTCTCGCAGCAAAGCACCCTCACACTCCTCGGCATCAACTCGTTCGGTGACACCGAGAACGGTGCGGATTTCCCCAAGATCGGGTGGTTTGACATCCTTTCATCGAGCCAGTTCCAGGATGGAGCACTTGGCCTCCCGACCCCCTGCCCGGCCACCGTCGTGTGGACATTGTCGCCGACGATCGCGTCGGTTTTCACCGCGGGATTCTTCCCCAGCAACATCACGGTCGGCGACTACGCGCTCGGACACACGGACCTTTCGCCAATTTCGGATGGCGATTTCTACATCGGCGTCGGCAAGGGCGCCGGGCCAGGTGACCGAGTCACGACGGCCGAGCGCGACGCCGGCGGCGGCACTAACGTGGTGATCGTCGGGCCGTTCTCGTTCTCGAACGGCGTGCCCGTTCAATTCGCCGAGGAGCTCGACGTGTCGGGGCTCACGCCCGCGGCCCTGACCAAGGTACATATCATCGCGGGATCCGCCGGAACCCACCTCGCGAGTGTTTTGTCGATCGTGGCCGAAGGCATCACCGAGTCGGTGGTCACCACTGACATTCAGGTCGCCGGCACCGACGGCACACAGGCCAAGGTCAACGAGCAAAACCGAAACGGCGCGGCGCGGCTCAAGCTCTACGCCGGCGTTGACGGCTTCATCCAAACTGGGCCGTCGACGCCGTTCGAGACGGCGCCTGAGATCATGGAGCACTTCATCACGGTGTTCTGTGGACTCACCAACGCCGGGGATCAGTCCGCAGATGCAAGCTACGCGGTCGCCTCGCTGAATGATGCAGGCACACGAAAACACACCATGGACGTGCGGACGCTCGGGACCGGGTTCGCGCAAATCATCTCGCGCTTCGCCTGGGAAGCACGGTCGAACATCGTGCGGCTCGAGGGCCAGGTCACGCCGCACGGCTCGGTTTCTAGTCTCTACGCGCTCGAATTCAACCCCAACGAGTTTATGACGAGCACCGATGGACACGAGCCGCCGGCACCTGTCGGCATCACGAACGCGTGGACCATCAGTGTTCTTGCGTACCTCTCCGAGAGCAACGCTAGCCTAGTGCAGATCGACGACTTGGACTTCTCGTGGAACGGCATCTATCTGTCTGAGCTCGGCGGCGTGATCCGTGCCCGCGTGTTCGACGCCGATGGCACTTCGCTCAAGAACTACACGTGGGTCGGGGCGCTCCTCGGCCCCGACGTCGTGGAACTGACTCTCTTCTCGCTCGTGTGGGATGGCACCAACCTGCGGCTCTTCGCAGATGGCGCGGAGCTCTCGCCGACGATCGTCACCGACGATGCCATCACCATGACGGCGACCGACCGCTACATCACCACCGGCGCTATGACACATGGGTGGTACTTCGGCGGCGCGATTTGGGGCGCAGCGATCACGGACGCCGACGAGTTGGCCGCCATCGCTGTATTGATGAAGGCAAACGGCGGCGATCTTTTGACTGATTCGGGCGACTACGTGTCGAGCGCCAACCTCGCCCACTGGTTTCGCCCCGGCCTCTCAGGCGACACGGCCAAGGCCATCACGCTCGATCCCACGGGCGAGGGTCGGCTCACCTCATCCAACACGGCGGGCGTGTCCGCGATCATGGACACCGACGGGCTCGAGTCGGTGCGCCTGCGCGCATTTTTCGACGGTGACCTGACTGCGGTCGCGGCGTCGGTGTCGGCTCTCCTCGAGTGGGGCAACGCGGCGGACCTGTCCGACGCCGCGACGATCAACAACGCATTCCTCACCGGGGGCGTGCCGGCTGACTTCGACTTCACTGTGGTGGATGATGCGATCGACACGGGCAACGCCAACGTGAGGCTCTTCTACGATCCCGCCGCGGTCGGCGCTAAGCGCTACCTGCGCTGGACGATCACGGAGACGGGGCTCGGCGGCGGCGAGGCGATCGGGATTGGGGCCGATGTGCTCTACGTCCCGGTGGACGGGCGTCCAGGCGACACTTTCCTGCGTGACGAAGTGGCTGCGAACGCTGGTGGCATCGACATCGGGCAGTCGGGCGGCAACATTCCGCCGTGGATCACTGCGGCCGACCTCGCCCTTGCCCCGGACACGACGCCGGCCGTCCCGGGTTCAACCTACTACCGCATGCGCCCCGCATCGACGGCCGCCAACCGTTTCAAGTACGGGTTCCCCTATATGACGGCGCTCGACGAGGACCAGCAAGGCATCACGCTCGACCAGTACGCATCGGTCGCCGAAGTGGGTCGCGACCCAGAGACAATCAAGACGCGATTCCGGGCCCTGTACGGGTGGGATGCATCGCGCGGCGGACCGACGGATCCGAATGCGTTCCGCTACGCCGTGCAGGCCGGTCCGGTCAACAACTCGCTCGCCTACCCGTCGGCCGCCAATTTCATCGCGGCCGAAAAGAAGTACGGCCGCCGCGACGAGGACACGCTCATCTTCCTAACGATGCAGGCGCCCGAGCCTGCCATCGACACGCTCGCGTTTGTCGCCCATACCGCGATCCTCGACACGCGCACGTGGGAGTTCGGAAGCGTCCCTTGGGAGATCACCTACAACCTCGAGCCTGGTGATTCAATCGTCGTGCCGGGCGTCCCCTGGGCGCCAGCGGATCCCTGGCTCGCGCGCGTGCTCGGCATCGCGCGCAACAACGACACTGGCCATGCCGGTGTGACCGCCATTGGTCTCGCGCGCCGATACGCCTACGAGGGCAACGGCTTGATCCTGGTCACTGGCGTGGGCGCCGTGTTCCCCGTGGCCAAGTTCACCGGCGCCGGCGCCATCTTGCCGTTCATCTCCGGCGCGGGTGTGATGATCGCCCGCGTGACCATGGTGGGCGCGGGCGCGCTTGGCGGGTTCATCTCCGGCACCGGCGTCGTGATCGCCAACGTGCGGGCCGGCGGCAACGGAACCATCGGACCCCCGCAGCTCGCGGGCGAGGGTGCCGTCAACTTCACGCTCTGATAGGATGGCGCCATGGCGTTCCTCTTGACGGTCGAGTACCTCCGCGACGTGCGGAAGGCGTGCGCCCCGCAGGTGGCGCTATTCGAGGCCGAGTTTCCGGCCGGCATGGAGTGGACCCGCGAGAACCTGCAACGGTGCGTCGAGATCGGCATGACGATCGAGTGGTACGCGCTCCGCTCGTTCCCGCGTGACAAGGCTCGCGAGTACCTTGCCGCCATCACGGACGCCAAGGAAAGCTACGACGAGGCGCGCGAGGCGTTGCAGCCGATCCTCGACGCCGTCAACACGAGGGGCGTGGTGGATATGGCGGCGGTGAACGCGGCCACCGCTCAATTCGTCGCGGCCCTCGCGCCGGCCACGCTGGCCTACTCGACCGAGTGCGCTCGGGTCATGTTCGAGGTGGCGGCCGACCACGAGGCCAACGTCGATCCCTACTCCGAGCGAGACACCAACGTGTTCATCGCGGAATCTCCCGAACGCATCGGCGTCCGCCGGCCCCGGCCGGCCGGGTTCCTCAATCGGTTGATCCGGGCCACCGGCCGGGTGTGGTTCGGGATCATCGAGCGGTTGCGCCGTGGATAGCTTCGCGCGTCTCCGCCCCGTCGTGGTGATCCAACCGCGTGTGCTCGACTCGCGCGTGCCAACCGTGTCGTCGATCCTCGACATGCAGGGCTCGGACCTCGTGGAGTTTCTCTGCACCGGCGGCGCGTGGGCTAGCGGCACCGACGTATCCGTTGCCATCCTCGTCGAGCACGGCGAGCTAGCCAACGGCTCCGACATGGCGCCGGCGCCCGACCGCTACCTGTACCGCACCGAGGCGGCGGCGACCGTCGCCGGGGCCAACACCGTCGGACGCGTGGGCTACCGCATCGCCACCGGCAAGCGCTACGTGCGCGTGACCGTGACGCCATCGGCCACGAGCTTCGCGTCCCCATTCGGCGGCGTGCCCGTCGGACGCGTTGCGTTCATTCCGACCTTTTGGAATGTTCTTAGCGGCCCGATCACTGGCACGATCGTCGACACCCTCGGGTTCAAATACGCCAATTTCAGTTTCGCGCAGGGCGGCGGCACCGGCGCCAAGTGGTTCGCTAGCGTGACTCTCTACCACGGGGACGACTCTGGCCTTTCGGACGCGGCACTCGTACAGTCACCGATCACCGACCTCGGCTCCGCCACGTTCGGGGCGGGAACGGATCACAGCACGCAGCGAATCGGCTACCGATGCAACGCACCCGGCGCCAAGCGGTACGTGCGGATGCGGGTGCACAATCCCACCCCCGGCGAAGTGGGCACGACCTACGTGGCCGCAAACTGTGACTTGGTCAATTTCCCCGTGAACCCGCTCAACGATCCGGGGTTCGGTGTCGTCGCTGTATTCCAAACCGCGCGCACGCAGGGCGGCGCGCTGTGAAGCTCGACCTCCTCTCGTTCATCGAACCCATCGTCGTGATCGGGCCGCATACCTTCGACGAGGGGGCGGCGCCGATCGTGTCGCCGATCATCGACACGCAGGGGTTCGAGGAGCTTCTCCTCCTCTGCACCGGCGGCGGTTGGCTTGCACCGGGCACGGCTACCATTCTCGTCGAGCACGGCGAGGTGGCCAACGGTTCCGACATGGCGCCGGCGCCGGACGCGTTCTTGTATCACGACGAGGCCAACGCCACCGTGACCACGGCCGACACGATTCGGCGCGTGGGCTACCGCTGCGCGACTGGCAAACGCTACGTGCGCGTGACCGTGACTGTGTCGGCCGTGGTGGCGGATCTCGCCCCCGGCTATCAGTTCGCCAATGGCAACGTGTTCGACACCAACGCCTTTTTCGTGGGGATTGTCATGGATCAGGGCATCCACGACACGAACGGCTACGGCTACGTCAACCTCGGGTGGATCATCGGAGTGACGGGCGGCCTCGGGCCGTGGACGGCGCACCCCGAGATTCGACACTCGGACAACCAAAACTTTTCGGGCGGCGTCGCCGTGCCCGACTCACTCCTCGATGCGTTGGAGACCACGCTCGAATTCGGAACCGGCGACGACGGCGAGGCTCGGCGCATCGGCTACTTCCCGACCAAGACCGGCGGCAAGCGCTACGTCCGAGTGCGGTGCGACACCTTCAGCGGCACGTGGGACGGTGATAGTATTTTCACCGCCGGCGGCGGCGCCACCTACATCAAACCCCCGGTGTCCGCGGGCTATGAGGTGGTCGGGCTCCTCGTGTCCCTGCGAACCGTGGAGGGTGGAACGTGAAGCTAGACGCGGTGGAGACACTGATCAGCGTGGCGCGCGCTCACTTGTGGGTGCGCGAGTACGGCGGACCCAACCGCGGGCAGGGGGTGGAGGCCATCCTCGCCCTCGTTCACTTGAAGGCCGGCGCGCCGTGGTGCGCGGCGTTCATTTCCTACATCGGGCGCGCGGTGTTCGGCCGGGCGTGGCCGCTCCCGCTCGTGGGCGGATGCGCCACGCTCGGGGACGTGGCCAAGGCCAAGGGCATCCTCCGAACCGAACCGCAGGCCGGCGACGTGTTCCTCCTGTACCTCCCGACCAAGCGGCGGTTCGGTCACACGGGGTTCATCACCGCGGTGCACCCCGACGGCTCGTGTGGTACGATCGAGGGGAACACCTCGCCCGATGGCTCGCCCGAAGGCACTGGCGTCTTCGAGCGGGTGCGGCGGTTCGAGGCCAACGACCGTTTCGTGCGTGTCGTGAAGGAGTAACATGGAAACCAACGACCTGATCACGTTCGGCGCTTTTTTGGTCGAGCACGCGGTGGAGATCACCGTCGGGCTCCTCGCCCTCTCGGGTGCGTGCTCGCAGCTCGCGGCCATCACCCCGTGGACGTGGGACGATCGGGCGGCCGGGTTCCTCGGCGGGTTCGTGCGGTTCGCCAAGGTGCTCGCGGGCAACTACGGCCACGCGGCGAACGAGAAGCCGTGAAGCTCGCGGCCGTTCTCCTCGCGCTCGCTCTCACCGCGTGCGCGGCGTTCGGGGCCAAGACCCCGGCGCAGCGGTTCTACGCGGCGCAGGGCGCCTACACCATCGCCGTCGAGCAGGCCGCCGTTTACACGGCAAGCCCGACCGCCGACCCGACCGTCGTGGCCGCGCTCCGCGCGCTCGACGCCGAAGCCGGCGACGTGATCGAGGTGGCCGTGCGGGCTCGGGCCTTCGCGAACGCCTCCGACCGCGACCAAGCGCTCGCGGCGGCGGCCTCGGCGCTCGACCTGATCGCCGTCAAACTCCGGCTCGCCATCGCGCAGGCCGCTACCGAGGAGCCGTGACATGGACGTCGCCACCGCCACCCTGATCCTCCGGCTCGTCGAGCTTGTGGCCTTCGGCCTCACGCACGCCCCCGAGGTAATGCTCGAAGTGCAGGCGCTCGCGGACGAGATCCGCACCATGGTCGACGAGGACCGAAACCCGACCCCCGAGGAGTGGGCCGCGCTCGACGCCCGGCTCGCGCAGGCGCGCGTGGCACTGGCGGCGCAGGCGTGAGCAAGCGCAAGCCGCCCAAGCCGCCCCGCCCTTACCTCCGACCCGCGGTGGTCGGCGTTCTCCTCGTGGCGGGCATCCTCGGCGGTTGCACCGTCCGCTCGGTGACCCGGCTCTATGATTGCATCGACCAACCGAACGCCGGCGGCATGGCGCCCGATGGCCAGCTCTTCGACGCGCAGGTGTGCGCCGGCGGCGTCGTGATCCTCACCCCGAACGGCCGGCGCCTCGGGCGCTCGGGTTCGGGGGCCTGAAGCACGGCGCCCCCGGTCGGGGCTTCCAACCGGGGGCGCTCGCGTCTGTCTCTATCCGGGTGACTGTACCCGCGGCTTTCAATCACTACTGGCGTTCGCCTTGTGCCGCGGTCTTGTGTTCGGAGTAGTTGGGCGGGGGGTAGTGCATTCGCCGTGCCATCCTGCCAAGGCCGCGCCGGCCGCGCCGCCGCCGGCCGGTGACGTTTCTCGGCACTTCCGCCCGCGCATTGCGTCACCGTCACCTTTTCCGCCGGGCCGTCACTCTATCCCCGAGGAGATCCGCATGGCCAAAAAGCCCCGCCCCGTGCCCGAGGACATCGCGCACCCCGCGCTCGCGACCCCGACCCCTCCGCGCGTTTACACGCCGGACCCGTTCACGGCCAAGCTCGAAGCCGCGGCGCGCGACACGGCGCCGATCGCATCGGACGGGCTCCTCGCCTCGCTCGCCGACATGGTCACCCGTGCGGCCGACTTGGAGCGCGACCTCGCCGAGATCGAGGACATGCGGGCTTTGCGGGCCGCGCGCCTTCGCGACCTGATCGAGGAGTTGATCCCGGCCGCCATGGGCGAGGCCGGGCTCGCGTCCTTCAAGACCTCCAACGGCACGACGGTGTCCGTGGAGCGGGTCTTCGATGGCACGCTCGGCAAGGGCAAGGACGAGTCGGTCGACGCCCACGAGCAGCGCGTGGAGCGCGCGCTCGAATGGCTCGACGAGAACGGCCACGACGGCATCATCAAGGTGGGCTACGAGGTGCGCCTCGTGCGAGGCGACACCGCGGCCGACGAGGCGATGAAGGAGGCGTTGACGCAGATCGGTGTTGACTTCAAGCGCGACGAGGGTGTACACCCTCAGACGCTAAAGGCGTTCGTGCGAGGGCAAATGGTAGACGGTCACCCGTTGCCCCTCGACCTGTTTCGAGTGACCGACCACACCCGCGCCAAGATCAAGGCGCCAAAGGAAAAGTGAAATGGCGAAAGCCGCCGCTCCCGCTCCCGCTCCCGTGAAGGCCGCGCCCGTGGCGCCGCCGGCTCCCGCTCCGATCGCCGAGGCTCCGGCCGCGGCTCCCGCAAAGACTCGCGCCGTGGCCAAGCGCGCGACGCAGTCCGACGTGCCGGCGCTCCTCGCTCGCATGGAGGAGCTTTCGGGGTTCGGCCTCGAAGAGGCGACGGGTGACGACTACGTCCTCCCGTTCTTGGTCATGCTTCAGTCGCAGAGCCCGCAGCTCTCGACGGTGCCCAACGCAGCGGCCGGCGACCTCTTCAACACCGCGTCGTCCGAGATTTGGGACGGCGCCGAGGGTGTCGAGGTGGTGCCGTGCTACTACCAGCGGCGCTACATCGAGTGGACCCCGCGCGACTCCGGCGGCGGGTTCGTCGCGATCCACACGCCCGAGTCCCCGGTCCTTCAGAAGGTGACGCGCAAGGGCTACAAGGACGTGCTCCCCAACGGCAACGAGTTGCAGAACACGGCACAATTTCTGTGCCTCGTTCGCGGCGAGAACGGGTGGTCGCCCGTCGTGCTCGCGATGAAGGGAACGCAGCTCAAGAAAGCGCGTCGGTGGTTGACCGTGATCAAGACGCAGCTCGCCGACGGTGCCAACGGCCCGTTCAACCCGCCCCCGTTCGCGAACATCTACACGATCAAGAACGTGCAGGAGTCGAACGACAAGGGCCGATGGTTCGGGTTCGACATCGCGGCGGCCATCAAGCCGACGTCGAGCGAACCGGGTCTCTTCGAGCAGGCGTTCGCGTTCGCGCAGTCCGTTCGCGGCGGCGGCGTGAAGGTCGCGGCTCCCGTCGGTGACGCCGGCGGGGCGCCGGGCTCCAAGGCCGGGTTCACCGGCTCGGCCGTCGACGAGGACGGTGGCGACATTCTCTAGCAAACCTGCCACCGGGGCTCGGAATCCGGTGGAGTGGGTGACCCGTAAAGCCGCCGGTCTCGTCGGAGGAAACCCCACAGCGGGGATCACAAGCCCGACGGGCCGGCGGCCCAACCCTTCACACCATGAGGTGTAGCTTGGTCGCATGGTTCTATTCGATTCCGTGGTGGGCCGCGTCGCTGGCGTCCAACGTCGCGATCATCGCCACCGAGTACATCAACCGCACCTCGCCGTCGTTCGGGGCCGCCATCTCGAAGTCGTGGGCCTTGATCCTATTCGCGCAGGTGTGCCTTTTCATCTCGTACAACGGGGCGCCGTCGCTACTCGCGGCGTGGGTCACGTTCACCGTGGGCAACTCGTTCGTGCGCCTCGTCATGGCGTCGACGGTCCTCGGCGAACCGCTCCGACTCCCGTGGGCTATCGTGGCCGCGGCCTTCATGGCCGCCGGCTCTTACTGTATCAAGCGCGCAACGTAGCGCGCGGAGGTTTCGCATGTTTCTCCTCGGACTAACGGGCCGCGCGGGCAGCGGCAAGGACACGGTCGCGGCGCATCTCGCCGAGCGTAACGACTTCACCCGGTTGTCGTTCGCGGCGCCGCTGAAGGCGCTGGCCTGCAAGTGGTTCGGGTTCACCGACGAGCAGGTGAACACGCTCGACGGCAAGGAGACGCCCGACCCACGGTGGTGCGGGCCGGACGGCAACGCGCGCACCCCGCGCGAGGTGCTGCAAATCCTCGGCACCGAGGGCTTCCGCGCCGTCGACCCGGATTTCTGGCTCAAGATCGCGCGGCGCAGCGTCGAGGAGTGCGCGGCCTGCGGCGACTCCGGCGTCGTGTTCACCGACTTGCGTTTCCCGAACGAGGCGGACATGATCCGTTCGCTCGGCGGCCACGTGGTTCGAGTGGTCAAGCTCGACGGGCCGGGCACGGTGCACGGGGCGCACGCAAGCGAGGCGCTCCTCGACGAGATCCGTGCCGATTACGTGATCCGCGCCAAACACGGGGAGATCGACAAGCTCCTCGGGTGGGCGGACGAGATGGTCGCAGACATTCGGAGGCTCCAATGATTCGTTTCCTCGCTCGGTGCTTCGCGGCGTCGGTGTTCTTTGTGCTCCTCTTTCTCGGCGGGCTCCTCGTCGTCGGCATCGGCGAGGCGCTCTTCAACGCCGGGCGCGAGGTGTACCTCCTGCACCCGATCGCCCCGCTCGTGTTCGGCGCCGCCGGCGCGGCCTACGGTTTCACCCGAACCTGATCGTGTGGACCCCACCGCGTGAGTTGCCGAACCTCTCGGCCGCTCGCGAATTGATCGTCGACCTAGAGACGAACGACGAGGGCTTGCGCGACGAGATCGGTGCCGGATGGCCGTGGCGCGGCGGCTACGTCGTGGGCATCGGCGTCGGCACCCTCGACCGCTCGTGGTACTTCCCGATCCGCCACGCCGGCGGCGGCAACGTCGACCCCGAGGCCGTGCTCCGATGGGCGCGCGACACGTTCGCCGTGGAGCGGCGCTACGTGTTCCACAATGCGCTCTATGACCTCGGGTGGTCGCGCACCGACGGCATCAAATTCGCCGGCGAGATTCACGACACCAACGCAGGGGCCGCGCTCCTCGACGAGCAGCGGCTCGGCTACGACCTCGACTCGTGCGCGCGCGACGCGGGCCACGCAGGCAAGGACACGGGCGCGCTCGTCGACGCGTACCGCCGGCTCCCCGATGCGGCCCCGCTCAAGAACGATTGGACGCGGGCCGCGCGCGCGAACCTGTGGCGCCTACACTCGAAGGACGTGGGCGAGTACGCCGAGGGCGACATCGACGCGACGCGCGCGCTCTGGCTCTGGCAGGCGCCGCGCATCGAGGCCGACGGGCTCGCCGACCTGTACCGATTGGAGTGCGACCTCCTCCCCATGCTCACCGAGATGCGGGCGCGCGGCATTCGCATCGACGTCGGCGCGGCCGAGCGGTTGTGGGATCAGGTGCGCGCGACCGAGGCGCTAGCGCAGAAGCGGCTCAAGTGGGAATTCGGCGCGACGATCACCGGGCCACGGCAGGCCGGACAAATCGCGAAGGTGTGCGACCGGCTCGGCATCGCGTACCCGCTCACGCCCAAGACCAAAAAGGCGTCGTTCTCTAAAGAGTGGATGGCCAAGCACCCGCACCCGTTCTTTGTGGCGTTCAACACGTGGCGCCAACTCAACACACGCGAACCCTGTGCATCGAG